AAGGTGATGGTCAGCGGAGTTCCGGGAAGCGCTCCGCCGGTCACGGTGACGCTGCCGGGTGCCACGCTGCTGAGAGCGTTGAGAGCCGTCTGCGCCACGGTTGCCGTCACGTTCCACGCGAGGGCAGAGGTGGTCTGGCCGTTGAACGTCAGGGTGAACGTGCCACCCGTGACGGTGCCGCCCATGGAGACGGTCTGGACCTCGTCGTACGGCTGCATGGACGGAGCGTTCACGCCGTCCTTGTAGAGAAAAGTCATGGTGTCCTCCTAGAGATCCGACCGACCGATCGAAGGGGAGGAGAGGCCGGATGAGGGCCCCTCCTCCCCTACTCCGATCAGGGAGCGATCGAGCCGTTGTGGAGGATGTCGACGCCGCCGTGGGTGGCACCGTCAGCGCTGATGTTGACGGAGACCACGCGGGAGTCGTGACCGCGCTTGGCGACGAGGAAGCCCTCCTCGGTGAAGAGCGCCGTGTAGTCGTTCTGACCGAGCAGGACGCTGTCGTACACGGTGTCGAGGGTGATGATCTCCGAGGAGCCCCGGACCCACGTGCCAGCCGCGTAGAGGACGAAGCGGACCGTGGTCGGCCACGCGGTGACGGTCGAGGCCGCACCGGACAGGTCGTCGAAGTTGTAGACGAACTGCGGGGCGACGCCCCGGTCACGGAACCAACCGTCGATGCGAGCGTCGCTCACGTCGAGGAGGTCGACACCGAGCCGACGGCTGAGGTCGGAGCGGATCGCACCGTGGACCCAGTACGGGAACACGGCCTCCAACGTGGTGCCGCGAGCGAGGCGGTGGATGGTGCGGTAGTGCTCCACCTGCAACTCGACGGCGGTCAGGATCGGCGCGGTGGTGCCGACCTGCGAGGCAGGCATCGACACGGCGGACGAGCCGGTGATGACGGCGGAGAGGACGCGACCCGCGATGCGGTGGTCGTGGGCCACGAGGGCACCACGCACCGTACGGGCGATGACCTCGGGGTAGCCGCGCTGCTGCAGGAGACCGGCGGTGATGCACAGACCGTCGAACTCAAGACGCTGGTCGGCGAACGGCGGGCAGGGGACCCGGAAGCAGGGCTTGTTGCCCGCGCCGCCGGTACCCACGCCGTTGGCGTCCGTCGCGTAGGTGCCCGCGATGTCCTGCGCCTCGGTGTAGTGGAAGCCCTTGGCGAGCGCGAAGATGGACGAGAAGTCCGGACCGGCGGTGTGGTTGATGCCACCCCGCGTGATGCCGATGGTCGGCAGGTCGTAGATCCCGTCGCGGCTCTCCATCTCGAACAGGTCGTAGATGGTCTCGGACGGGGCGCACCAACCACCGGCAGCCACGAGGCTGTTGCCGGTCAGTCGGCTCTCGTCGGTCGCCCGCGAGAGGACCGAGTCGATGTGCTTCGGGTCGTCGTTGCGGACGATCAGGCCCTCCTCGAAGGGCTTCTGGATGACGGCCAGCGACAACTGGGTCCGCATGTGGCGACCCTGCGCGTTGGCGACCTCCCACTGCGCGTTGTTGAACGACGCGAGGCGGCGGTCGAGACCGTTGCCGATGTCGTTCCAGTCGAGACCGGTCCCGGCGGAGAAGCCGCTGGACGAGAAGTCCGGGCCCGCCTTGACGATGTCCTTCATGGAGAGGACCTCACCCGGCACGACCGGGGTGACCGGGGCCGACTGGCGGGACCGGAGGCCCGACAGGTTGACCCGGATCTCCTGCGGGGCGGGCTTCTCGACGGCGAGCGCCTGCTCGGACGACTCCTCGACGACCTCCGCGTCCTCGTTGGGGACCGCGTCGGCGTCGCCGGACTCGTCGGTGTCGCCCTCGGCAGCGAGGGAGACGCCAGCGCGGGCAGCCAGTTCGGCAGCCGCCGTCTGGCGCTCGGCCTGCTTCTCCTTGCGGGCGTCGACCTCGGTCTGGACCCGCTCGATGCCAGCGGTCAGGACGGACAGCACGCCGAGGTCGTCCTCGGTCAGGCCGGAGCCGTCGGTGCCGTACAGCGCGTTGAACGCCTCGGCGGACGCGGCGTGGAGACTGGCGAGGGCCTCGTCGTCCACCTCGTCGAAGGACTCGGGGATGACGATGGTCTCCTCGACAGCCTCCTCGTCGGCGTTGTCGACGGTCTCGGACTCGTCGGACTGGTCCGCGTACTCGGTGATGAAGGCGAGGCCGGTGAAGATCGGCTCGTGGTTGCTGGGTGCCATGACTGGGCTCCTCGTGAGATTGGAGGTGCCCGGCCCATTGCGCCAGCAGCAAGATGTACTGAGTGGAGAGTAGCACCACAGTTGGGCTACTCGGGTAGTGCTCTGATCAGATCGTGATGACCCGACCGGTGTAGCCGCGCCGGACGTTCTCCGATTCGGCCTCCAACTTGGACCCGAACAGGAGTCGCGTACCGCCTGCGATCTCCAACGCGAACGACTGCGTGCCCGTCTGGCGCCGGGGCGGCGTCTGGGTCTGGGCCTGCGTGTTCATGCTCGGGTTCTGGTTCGCCTGAGGCGTCGCCGCCTGCGCGGCCTTGATCTGCTCGACGGTCTGCTTGTTGCCACCGCAGTTGCATCCCATGGTGATTCCCTCTCTCGGAGTGACGTACTACGTCAGCGTACGTCAGGACGTGCGAAGACGGGCAGCCATCTGCTGCACCCTCATCTTCGTGGCGAGCGCGTGTGCACGGGCGAGAGTCTCGTCGTGCTCGGTGGAACGGAGCCGGGACGCCATCTGCGCGGCGCTGTCGAGCACCGCCAACTTGCGCTCCTGCTCCTCGCGACGCTCACGTGCAGCGAGCGACTTGAGGTACTTGAGGTCGTCTGCGGACAGAGCGCCCTCGGTACCGGGACGGCGGACCTTGCGAGGCGGCAGCATGCCCGCCGCGACGAGGGTCTGCATCTCACCCGAGGCCACGAGGCCCTTCGGACGGGGCACCGGGAACCCGGGCACGTTCACCGCGAGAGCCGCGACCAGTTCGAGGCCACCCGCGATCCGGCGCCAGTCACCCGAGAGCGGGCTGGCCCGCAGGGTCCGAACACTCTCGGGCTTGACGCCCGGACGCAGCGAGCCGGAGAACCAGATGCCGTGCGCGTCCTCACCGGCCACCACGTCAGCCACGGCGGTGCCGGTGTTGTCGTAGTGGGCGAGGGTGGCCGCAGCCTTGAGGTTGTCCTTCGCGTGGCGGGTGTTGAGCGTGATCTGACCGACCGCGATCTCAGCACCCTCCGCCGTCATGACCGAGCCGGTCTGGAAGTACGCGTAGCCCGAGCGGGACTTGGGCGGCGTCACGCACTTGCCGGGCGCGGTGTGGCTGAGGTGGCAGGTGCCCCACGTGGCGAGGTGGCCGTAGACGCGACCGTCCTTGTCGACCGTGAGCGCCGTCGGGCCCTTGAGGTTCGGGTTCGAGAAGTGCTTCACGCTCGGCGCGTCGGGGTCGTGCGGCGGAGCAGCGGCCTTGAGAGCGAACTCTCCGTCCTGCTCCAACTGCATGATGAGCGCCCGGACCTCAGCCAACGAGGTACCAGCGTCCTCCATGGCAGCCGACGAACCCTGCTCCACGAGGTCGTAGAGCATGTCGATGACCGCTGCCTTGTCCCCCGCCGTCATGGCCGCGTCCAACTTCTCGGCCTCACCGGGACCGAAGGCGTTCTCGACGGCGTTCATGAGGATCTCCTCACGATCGGCGCCGATGTCGATCTGGTTCGGGACCGGCGCGTCCGGGTTGCCGCCGGGGCCCAGACCATTGGCCCCACCGCCGCCGACCGGGCCGTTGCCGTCAGACTCGTCGCCCACCGTCTCCAAGAGTCGGTCGAGGTCCGCGTCGGGAGCGTCCTGCATCTCGCCCGGGTCGTAGCCGTCCTGCACGAGGCGGTCGATCTTGGACTGGCGGGACTCGGGGATGTCGACACCGATCTCCTCGTCCATGAAGCCGCCAGTGCCGTCGATGGGCTCGAACGGCGCCTCACCGCTGGAAGCGCGAGCCTGCGCGGCTGAGACGGCGGCAGCCGGGTCGGTGTAGTCGCCGTGCCAACCGCCATCAGCGTCCACGACGCGGGTGTTGCCGTCAGGCAACTGCTCCGTCTTCCAACCCGCCGGAAGACCCTCACCCGGAAGGTCGCCGAAGCCCTCGTCCTCACCGGCACCGATGTCCGTCTCCTCGTCGAGCAGGCTCAGGTCGAGGTCGTTGAACTCCTCCAACGCGAACGCTGCCTTGCCGATCGAGTCGAGCAGCGGCTGCAGCGGCTCACCCACACGAGCCTCGGAGTCGGGGCCCTCACCGATCGCCTTCATCGCGTCGTCGAGGCTGCTGATGATGCTCTTGACTTGCGTCTTGAACGCCTTGTCCTTGGGGCTCTTGTTCGTGGCCTCCATCTCGCCAGCGCCGTCGAACGCGTCGTCGAGAGCCTGCTCGACCTCGGCGTTACCGAGACCCTTGCCGGGGACGTTGTTCTCGATCATCTCGACTTCGCGCTGCAGCCGGTCCATCACGGTTCCGGGCATGTCGACCCAGCGGCCCGAGCGACGCCCGTTGCCCTTGGGGACACGCAACTGCTTGACGGGGTTCCAACCGTCGGCCTTGAGGGTCTGCATCGTGCTCATCTTGTCCGCCTTCTTGGTCGGTCCCTTGTCCTGCGTGATGTCGCGGTCGCCCTTGCCGATGTCGTTCGCGTCGTCCAGCATCGTCCAGTCGGTGCGCAGGTACTCCGCGAGCGCACCCTTGCCGTCACCGAGGGCGTCCAGCAGGCCCTGTGCGACCTTCTTGTCCACGTCGTCCTTCGACGCGTCGTGCATGCCCTTGACCTCGCCCTCGGCGCGGTCGAGCACGTCGAGCAGGGCCTTGGTCGCCTTCTCGTACTCCGGCGAGCCGATCTTGAGTCCGTCGAGGGCCTTCGCCGCCTTGGAGAGGTCGTCGCGCAGCGAGCCGCGCTTCTTCTCCCAGTCGGCCCGGACCTTCTCGTCCTTGAACTCCGTCTCGTCCAGAGCCACGGCCACCGCGTCACCGGTCGACTTCGGGGTGTCCTTCCACTGACCGCCGCCCGGGTTGCCCTCGGGCACGCGGACCTGCTCGGCCACCGCCTCAGCCTTGGCCGAGGACTTGCCGCCGTCGTTCACGCCGCCCTTGTCGAGGTCGCCGCCCTTGACCATGAAGGAGTCGGTGGTAGCGCTGTCCGCGTTGGCCCGCGCCTTCTTCTCCTCCCACTCGGCGGCAGCCGCGCACGCCTCGGCCCGGGAGCCAGCGTTCACGTCCTGCTTGCCGGGGAAGTTGATGTCGCCGGTCGCGCACATCTTCTTCACCGCGTTGACCGCGATGGCGATGGCGTGGCCCTCGGCCTTGCCCTTCTTCTGGATCGCGTCGGAGATCCGCTTGATGTACTTCGGCAGACCACCCACGTCGTCGACCCAGTTGAACGCGTGGTCCGGCTGGCTGGTCGGGTTGAACTCCTCGTGCGCCCACGGGAACGCCGGGTACTCCACGTCGAAGGTCGCACCACCAATCGTCAGCGTGATGCTGAACGTCTCGGGCGCGGCAGACGCCACGAGCGAGTGGATGTGCGCCCGGTTGAACGCCGGGACCGCGACGATGGTGGCCGCACGCATGCGAGCGTCGGTCGTCACCATCACCTCGTCGTCCGGAGCCATCTCCTGCACCTTGACGCGACCGTCCTCGTCCGGGGTGCCGGTGCGGGCCAGTTCGGCAGGGTCGACGGTCATCAGCGCCGGGGCGTCGGAGGCGACACGCACCTCGAAGGCCACGTCGTCGAGGTCCATGCTCACGCCGTTCATGAACTTCTTCTGGACCACCCGAGCGGCCTCGCGGGCGTGCTCGGAGCCGAGGTCGAAGACACCCGTGCCCCAGATCACGAAGACTCCCTCGATCTCCTCCATCGGGTCACGGCCCAGTTCTGCGAGCCGCACGTTGGCGTCCGCGACGCTGAGGCGCTCGACCGTCTCGATGTTGCCCACCACGATCGCGCCGGAGTGGGCGCCCACGTCGGCGAGCACGTAGCGCAGCGGAATGGGCAGGCCCTCCCAGCGCAGAGCCTCGGGCTGGATGTAGCGACCGTCGCCGGTCAGTTCACCCTCGATGCCGAGGATGCCGCTCCACTTGTCGCTGAGGTCCTCGGTCGGGGCGTCTGCACCGACGACCTCGGCCATGTCGTACGTCCGACCGGACTTCGGCGAGTAGGACCCGTCACACCCGCAGTCGTTCTCGTCCACAGCGAACGTCGAGGCCACGAGCGACACGATGTTCTGCGTCGTGAGGCCACTGCCGGTGTCGAGGTCGTCCATGCGCTTCTCCGTGTCCCAGTTGGTCACCTGCAACTGCTCAAGCAGGTCGTCAGCGGCCTTGAGCCGCTCGTTCGACGGGTCGTCTTCAAGCAAGAGTCCCACGTACGCCCTGCTCGCGGCCACCACTGCGTCGAACTCGGGCGTGCCGGGAGGCGTCTGACGTGCCGCCTCGATGAGGCTGTCGAGCGAGAAGTCGGGGTCCGAGAAGTCCATCTCACCTGCGTTGATCTCAGTCATCGGAGCCGAGACGTACTGGACGCTGTCGAGGGTGTCGCGCAGTGCGGCGTCGTCGGCGGGCGTGAACTTGTAGCCCATCAGGCCACCTCCATGATCGGCGCGAACACCGCCGGGTTGATGTACGACGATAGGGCCTGAGCGGGCTTGTTGCGGAGTTGCGCGGCCACGATCTCCGCGATCCGCTTGCGCAGCGCCAGTGCCTCGCGCTTCGTACGAGGAGCGGGCGGGAGCGACTTCGCCACTTCGGCGGCAGCAATGCGGTTGGCCAGCAGCGTGCGCAGGTCGTGGTTCTTCATGCCCGGGAGACCGCTGATCTGCTTGAGGTAGTCAATCGTCCGCGCGGCGTTGGTGTCGAACAGCGGCTCGCTCTCGCCGCCCGTCTCATGCAGGCGCTGCGAGATGAAGTCGACCAACTCCGGGTCGTCGATCTCGTACTCAGCCGGGATGCCCTCCTTGGCCGTGAACGCGAGGCGCACATTGCCGTTGGGCTCT